GCTAGGGTAAGTTACGACAGAAGCAATGTGACTGACATCGAGGTAAAGAACGAGAACTAAAGCGTATGGCTACTTCACACTATGTTCATTATGTAAAGTTATTTATGGGTTACCCACAGGTTTGTAAGCAAGATTGTGCATAACTGATGGGCTAACCATGCGATCTGTGGACAACTAGGCACTGGCACTGTGGACAAATGCCCCAAGCGTCCCATGCCCATCCACCATCCAGACCGAGGGGGGGGTAGGTCCCGCAAGGAAAGGTCACAGGAACGGTGTGTTCGTGAACAATTTTTTATTTTTTTTTGTTAAGATTGCCCTATGCCCGTAAACAACGCATTGACTCCAGAAGGCTCTAACGCGCTTGGTGCTGCGTTTGGGTACTATCCGCAACTTAGACGTACCCGTCAGTTCAATGACCGTGAAGCGTCTGCTGAGATGCCGTTACAGGCTTTGCGTGGGAGGTTGGCTACTACGTTTGGCGCTCCTTCGGACATCTTGAATACCTTTCGCTCTCCTATGCCAATGGAGATGTATGGCCAGACTGACTACGCTCCTCAGCAACAAGTGCCCTACGGTAGCCAAGAGTTAATGCAGACTCTGCCATTACCGCCACAAGGCCCTGCCCAACAGATGGCTGGCAATATTGGTGCGCTTGCTCCTTTGAGTCCTGCAGAGATACTACAAACTGCGAGACTTGCTAGGAAAGCGGCTATGGCTGGTGGTGCTACTGCTAAACAAGCTGGCCGTCTGGTGGGTGAGGAATTAAACGCTGCCATGTTGGGTGAAAGACCTAATACCTTATTGGGTGCTATTACTCCAAAGCCAATGTTTGCGGTAGAACCTAATACAAATTTATTGGCACAAAGCGTAATAAAGCCAAAAGCTGAAGTCTCGCCACTTGGGTTTTACAGTGCCGTGGAACAACAAAGTTTAAATATTCCTAGAAAACAAGGCACTGGCGTATCTTTCTTGAATGACTTGTCTAAGGGTCAGGATGTCAAGAAGTACGAGATTGAGGCTATGGGGTTGGAAGACTTTCTAAAAAATAAACCTAATGTGACTCGCCAAGAGGTACAAGACTTTATCCAGAATAACAAAATTAATGTTGAAGAAAGACAGCTTGGTGGGACTATTACAGAAGACCCAATAGGTATTGCCAAGCGCAAGGAAGTATTTGACAAATACGATCCGCAAATACAAGCTATGTATAAGGAAATGGATAACCCTACTTATAAATTAGTTGATAGACAAGTAGGACCAGAAGAATATCAACGCGGAGTTATTCTTCAAAATAGAGTTTATAGAGGAGAAGAAATAACGGCTCAAGAACAAGCCCAGTTAAATAGCATTATGAACAGAATTAATGGCGTTGCTATTAAAGAATTTCCAAATGTTGAAGAAGCACGAAAATTCTATTTAGGAATGAGTTCAGATGATAAATTTAGGCATTCAATAATGCCTTTGAATAGTTCGACAGAATTACAACAAAAAATAAATCAACTTCAGCATATTAGAGATACAGAAGCCAACGCAGCTTATGTAGTCCCAGAACCAACGCCTACTAAATACGAAAAATATCAATTGCCAGGTGGTGAGAACTACCGAGAAATATTGTTAAAACTACCACCAACCGAAAATGTTGTACAACAATGGATGGTTTATAGACCTAATGGTGCATCTATTGGGGGATATTCATCAGAAGAATATGCAAAACGAGCTGCCCAAGAAGTGGGCGGTACTTACAAACAAGGCGAATCATTAAGAGGCGAGGCTGGTTATAGATCAAGCCATTGGAGTGACCCTAATGTTTTAGCCCACATGAGGGTGAATGACCGTGTGGACGCACAAGGGAAGAAGATGTTGCTGATTGAGGAAGTGCAGTCAGACTGGCATCAAGCTGGGCGTGAAAAAGGATATGCAAGTCCTGCTGATAAAAAAGCATTACAAAATGAATTAAATAATGTTGCTAAAGAAAGAAACGATTTGGTAGCGGAACTTTCTAAATACGAACAGCAAAATGGCTTTTTGTCGCTTGAAATGCAACAAAGATGGGATAAGTTTAAAGAAAAAGAAGATTTGCTTAAACAAAGAAACAAAGACTTTTCAAGCCAACCACCAGACGCGCCATTCAAAGACACTTGGCATCAACTAGCCCTAAAGAGAGCAATCAAAGAAGCTGTGGATAAAGGCTATGACCGCATAGGTTTGACTACTGGTAAACAACAAGCGGAACGCTATGATTTGAGTAGGCAGATAAGTAGGGTTGTATATAGCCCAGAAACAGAAATGTTAAATGCTTTTGATAATTCCAATAGAAGTGTATTGCAGCAAAGCGGCATCAAACCAGACCAAATTGAAAACTATATTGGCAAAGAACCTGCAAAAAAACTTTTTGAGCAACAAAATACTAAATTAGATCGTAGAGGTGGAAAAGATGTTCCCTATCAAGAAATCAATGGTGTTGATTTGCAAGTCGGTGGCGAAGGAATGAAAAAGTATTATGACGAGGTATATCCTAATTTCTTGAACAAATTTGGCAAAAAGTATGGCGCACAAGTAGGCGAAACTTATATCAACGCAAATGCAAAAACTCAAACCAAAGATCAATTGGCAAAAGAACTTTTTGGAAATACTGAAACTTACAAAAATCTTCCAAGTGAACAAAAACGCAAAGTTGATGTAATGTTTATGGATATGTCAAAAGAAGAAAAAATACGCTATTTAGACATTACTCCAGAAATGCGTAAAGCAGTTAAAGCAGGTCAGCCACTAGCTTCAATAACAAATAATCTTGCAAATGCTATGGCATAACTAAATGCAACTCCCCATCTACAAAAGCGAAGAAGAACAAAAACTGATGGTGGAGCTTTGGTCGCCTGCCATCTCAGACGATCCAGAAGCCTTTGTCTTGTTTGCGTTCCCTTGGGGGCAGAAGAATACGCCTCTGGCTAACTTCTCTGGTCCGAGGAAATGGCAACGGGAAGTATTGCGAGATATAACCGCCCACATAAAAAAGCAAAAAGGCTTAGTTGATTACGACACCATCCGCATGGCTGTCTCCTCTGGGCGCGGTATCGGTAAATCTGCCCTAGTATCTTGGCTTATCCTTTGGATGCTGACTACCCGTATCGGTGGATCGGTGGTAGTGAGTGCTAACTCAGAGAATCAACTGCGCTCGGTTACATGGGCAGAATTGACCAAATGGGCAGCTATGCTTATCAATAGTCATTGGTGGGAGATTTCAGCGACAAAGCTAGTCCCTGCCCAATGGCTCACAGAACTTGTTGAGCGCGATCTTAAAAAAGGCACAAGATACTGGGCGTGTGAGGGCAAGCTCTGGTCAGCAGAAAACCCAGACTCTTACGCTGGTGTCCACAACCAAGACGGCATGATGCTGATCTTTGACGAATCTAGCGGTATCCCTAACCCTATCTGGGAGGTGGGCGCAGGATTCTTTACCGAGAACACACCAGACAGATACTGGTTTGCATTCTCCAACCCCCGTAGGAACGAGGGCTACTTTTTTGAGTGTTTCCATGCCAAACGTGACTTTTGGACATCTAAGATTGTTGACGCTAGAACGGTAGAAGATACCGACAAGTCTGTCTATCAACAGATCATCTCCGAGTATGGCGAAGACTCTAGCCAAGCCAAGGTCGAGGTATATGGAGAATTCCCATCCGCAGGCGAAGACCAATTCATTAGCCCCATGATTGTGGATGACGCAATGAAGAGGGAAAAGTGGAAAGACTTAACTGCCCCTACTATCTTGGGAGTAGACCCAGCCCGTGGTGGTGCAGATTCAACGGTCATTGCTGTTAGACAAGGACGAGATATTGTGGCCATCAAGCGCTATAAGGGCGAAGACACAATGGAAATTGTTGGTAGAGTCATTGACGCAATAGAGGAATACAAGCCTGCGCTCACCGTTATTGACGAAGGCGGTTTGGGATATGGCATTCTTGATCGACTGACAGAACAAAGATTTAAAGTGCGTGGTGTTAACTTTGGAAACAAAGCAAAACACTCGCAAGCATTTGGCAATAAACGCGCTGAAATGTGGAACGATATGCGAAACTGGTTAAAATCTGCTAGTATTCCGTCAGATCGTCAATTAAAAGCTGATTTAACTGGGCCAACAAAGAAGCCCAATTCATCTGGCACGATATTTTTAGAGGGAAAAAAAGAAATGAAAGCACGAGGGTTGGCTTCACCAGACGCTGCCGATGCTATTGCTGTCACTTTCGCCTTTCCCGTAGCGCACAGAGAATATACTGAACCTACTCACCGCGTAAATGCACAAGGCAGTTCGGTATCAACAAGTTGGATGGGAGCGTAATATGGCGAAAAATGGACTTTATGCCAACATTCATGCAAAGCAAGAACGCATTGCAAATGGTAGCAAGGAAAAGATGCGCCCCGTAGGTGCAAAAGGCGCTCCAACTGCCAAAGCATTTAAAGAATCTGCCAAAACAGCAAAGAAAAAATGACAAAACACAAGTTTAGCAATAATGGCACTTTACCCGCCAACTTAAAGCTAAACCAGCTAAGGTATGATGCCAAGAAAAAATACGGGTTAAGCCTTGATGAAATTAGATGCTTGAGAAAACAGCCATGTGAAATATGTGGTGTGGTAGCCAAGAAAATGTGCATAGATCATAAAATACCAGGTACATACCGAGGTGTTTTATGCCAACAATGTAATACTAGGCTTGGTTGGTTTGAAAAGTTCTGTGATGTAATTTCTGAATATAAAGAAAAAGGGCCACAAAATGCCACTTGTTAAATCAAAAACACAAGCAGCGTTTCGCAAAAATGTTGCTGCCGAAGTTAAATCTGGCAAACCAATAGCTCAAAGCGTAGCAATTGCCTACAGTGAAAAACGTGCGGCTCAATCTAAACCGATGAAGAAGAAATAATGGCAGATTACACAGGCATCGCGGCTGCTGGCGCAGTCTCTGAGGGTGGTAAACCCAAAAAGAGCAACTCCGACATATTGGCCAC